AAGTTATAAAAATCAAGATGAGGTTTTGTTTAAAAGAGGTGTGTGCTACAATATATGTGAAGTAAAAAAAGAAAAAGATAAATACACTTTAATAGTGGAGGTAAAGATAAATGATTGATTACGATAAATACCAATTTCATATTAAAGTTATAGGAAGCAAAGAAGAATTTATAAAGCATATTGAAGATTTTAAAAAAGCTGCTCCTTATTATACAGAGGAAGACATAGTAGCAATTCTTGATGAAGAACAAGACAAAAAAATAAGGCCTTCTTTTTGGAATAGACCTTGGATGTAAGCCGACAAATAGTCGGTTTTTATTTTTTCAAAATTAAGGAGTAGGCATGGAAGTTAATATTTTAGGAACAACTTATGAAATTGAAAAGCTGGATGAAAAAGATTCATGCATGCTTAAAAATAATGCTGATGCATATGTTGATTACATAGAAAAAAAGATATTTTTGCATAAGGATGATGTTATGATCAATACATCGTTAAGACATGAATTAGTTCATGCTTTTATGTATGAAGCAGGAATTGAGTTTGGATATCAATTTCATAATGAAGATGTTGTTAATTATATAGCAACTATTTTTCCAAAATTAGAAAAAGCAGTTAAAGAAACAAAATGTATTTAATGAGCAAGTTTAAATGACTTGCTTTTCTTTTTGTAAAAAATAGAAAGGAGTTATGGGATGTTAAAAGCATTGTTAATTATATTTGTTATTGCAAAATTTTTAGGACTTATTACCTGGTCATGGTGGATTGTATTATTTCCACTATTTATTGAATTAACACTTTATGCATTGAGTTTCATATTAAGCATAGTGATTTTTATTTCAAAAAAATTCTAATAATTTTTCACATGATTTTAAGAAAGGAGGAAAATGTGTGGCCAAAGGATTACGACCTCACTATCATCAAGAATTTGAATGCAGAACAGTTCAATATTTT